TGGCCGCCTTTGCGGCGGTCGTCCTCCTGCACCTTCAGAACAACGCATTTTAACACACAGTATACGCCATGAAAAACAACATCGAAAACGGGATTTATATTCCCGACGACACACGCAGGCTTTTCACCCCGACAATAGTTTACACTAAAAACCTAATAATATGGCAACGCTTTACAAAGAAGGAGTAGAGGGTAAATACAAATGGCTGGCCCCTAAACAAGCCAAAAAATGGGGATATGTCGCAAGCGCATCAACTGGTAGGCGACTGGAGGAAGGAACTGGACGACTACCTCGCGTTAAACGAAAAAGAATGCGGTACTCATGATGACGGAGCGGGAGATGAAGCAGCAGTCGCAAAAACGAAGGAATGACGAGTTTGTACAAATACTCAGACGGTATGCCGATCAACACGACAGCGTAATATGCTGGCGAAACATAACTCCCTATTGCATTCGGGTTTACCAGCGCTTAAAATCATGGGGGAGTGTGTGGGAGCCGGGAGAACTGAAACCCAAACGCGCGCTGATCTATTCGGGTGCCCGCCGTCAAATACTGGACTTGTACCCCCTTGGCCTGAAATTCCATGCCCTTCGGTTCAACAGGCGCGGGATAATAAGGGGAAGATGGGAGGATAAAATTAACCAATTGCTAAATATGAGCATACAAGATGATAACACGAACGACCTATAAAACACGACAAGAGTGGTTGCATGCGCGCAACGACACCCCCGTTATCGGAAGTTCCGACATTGGGACGATTATGGGGCTTAATCCCTATATGACGCCGTACCAGTACTGGCGCGTAAAGAAAATGGAGACCTTGGAGACCGCGGCCGAAGAGGATAACGACAGTATGATCCGCGGGCGCTTCAAGGAGGACGCGATTGCCCGCATGTTCGAGCAGGTGACCGGGGAAAAGATCGTCAAACGATCCGAGCAGATCGAGGTGTACCGCAATGACAAATACCCGTCCTACATGCAGGCAGCGCCCGACAGGGAGGTTTTCGCCGCGGGCAGGAGTACCCGGTATATCCTGGAGTGCAAGGACACGAAAATGCACCTGCCGGAACTGACGCCCGAGACGGTGCCGATGCTGTGGTACACGCAGATCATGTACCAAATGGGGATCATGGAGCGCGATGCGGCGTACATAGCCGCGGAGGAGGGAGGCAAGCGGCTCGTGTATGCGCTATTCGATTTCGACCGATCCAAATTCGCCTATATCGTGGAGTACTGCCGGGATTGGTTCGAAAGGTACATTTTGGGCGACGAAATACCCCCGGTGGAGACAGGCCAGGACGTTATACTGGCATGGCCTGTGTCGGAAGCCGCCCCGCGGGAAGCAGATGCGGAGATACGGGATATTATCGCGTGGGTGCGGGCGCAGCGGTCGAAGGTAGCCGCCATGCAGGCGGAGATCACCAAGGCAGAAGAGCGGGTTAAGGCGTATTTCATGCAGTACGACACCATAACCTACGACGGGCGACCGCTGGCTACATTCAAGACTGTAACAAGCCGCAGGCTGGATTCGAAGGCATTAAAGGCGGACAATCCGGACATATACGCCAAGTATGTAAAGGAGAGTACGACGCGGCAATTATTATTCAAATAACATGAAGACGAAGCGAGAAATAACAGCACGGGAATACGAGGAGGTAGCAAGCCGCCTCACGGACGCCATCAACGGGAATACATACTTCTCCGACAGCATCTCGGGCGAAGGCTGGCGTTTCACCCCCTCCGTTATGGTGTATTGGCACACCGATACACTGGGATCGGGAGAAAAGGAAACGCGGATGGAAAAACTGGTGTGGATATGGTGGGAGTTCCACACGTTCGACGCGGAGGGTGACGAGGTACTAAACGATTTCAAAACATCAACCTTAGAGCTTTTTTTAGGAATATGACAACCATAACAGACAAGAACGAACGCGCAATGCGCGAGGGGATGGTAGCCAAGACCGCCACCCCGAATTTGCAGGAGATGATCGCCCTGCTGGAGGACAAAAAAGGGGAGGTGCAGGCGCGCCTGCATGCGGTGCTCGGCGACAGGGCTCCGATATTCACGCAGGCCGTACGCAACCTGCTGGTGGCTCCCGAGAACAAAATGCTGCGGGAGTGCACGCCCAAATCCATCATGCGCTCGTGCATGGCCTGTGCAACAACGGGGCTTTCCCTCGATCCGGCATTCGGGCAGGCCGCCATCGTTCCCTTCACTGAGACTACGTACAAGAACGGGCAGCAGGTAGTCACCAAGAAGGCGGTGTTCATGCCGATGAAAAACGGGCTGGTGCAACTTGCCAACAATACCGGGATGATCCAGCGGTTGATGGCCGCTCCGGTGTATGAGGGGGACATAAAGTATCACGACCCTTTTACGGGCGATATGGAGTATAACCAGGAGCCGCACGAACGCACAAAACTGCTCGGATATGTAGCCTATCTTCGCTACATAAACGGCGGCGATCACTACCTGTACATGACGGTCGAAGAGCTGGAGGAGCACGGCAAGAAGTACAGCAAAAGCTACTACAACAAAAATGGTTTGTGGCAGAAAAACAAGCCTGCCATGTATGAAAAGACGGTCATCAAACGCATCTTGATGAAATGGGGTAGCATGGATGTAATGGCCAACTCGAAGCTTATCACAGCGCTAAAATACGACATGGCAACCCCCTCCTCGATGGATATGTCGCAGGCGACCCCCGAGTATGTCGACGGAGTGGACGACAATATTGCGGCCGTCGAAGAGCAGGAGGCCGTGGATGTGACTGACGAACCCGAAAAATAACAGAAAAAGATGAAGCCGAAGCAGAAAGAGACAGTAGTTACAATAGCCGAATACGCCCGCAGGTGCGGAATCACCTATCGGGGTGTGCAGATGCGCATTGCCAGCGGGCGAGTGAAAACAGTGAAATTCGGGGGCG